ATCGAGAAGCTATTACTAGAATTACAGAAAGATATAATTTACAAATAAGTTTTTTTCCTGTAACAATGGATGGACAAATTTTGTACAATGGAAATATAATTGATGTAATCGGAAATGGTATAAATCGTTTTAATATAGCACAATATGGTATTTATCATTTTCAACGCATATTAAATATTATAGATATAGAAGATAATATAGAAAATAATATAGATGATGATGATGCAATTTTAGCTTCAGTATTAGCTGAATCACGTTTAACTTCAATGCCAAAACGAAAAATATTTAAAAAGTCTGATATAAATCCATATGTTAAAAAGAATAATAAACTTGTACCATTAAAAAGTTTACCTGTAAACGAACAAAAATTAAATAATGATATTTATGAATTACAAATGATAGCTAAATATTCTGAAAAAAATATAAAAAATCATGAACAAGAATACCATAATAAACTAACAGAAAAATCTCGTATTTCTTCATTATCCATATCATCAGATGAAAAACGTATTTTATTAATATCATTAGATGAATATTTAAATAAATTAGTAAATAATATAAATGATGCAAATAGATATTTACATGATATACAAAATCAAATTAAATCATTAGAATCAATACTGAATTTATAAACAATAATATTAATAAAAAATATTTGTATTTTTTTTATTAATATTATTATTATATATATATTATATGGCAGCACCTACAATACGCTTAAGTTCATATAAAGGACCAAGACCTCAAAATACATATCAATCAAAATTAACAGAAAATGAAATAGAAGATAAATTAAAAATGTATAAAAAAATAGAAAATATAACTGAAATTTCAAAAATACCATTAGGTACACATATACGATATTTTTCAATAGTTAAGGAAAATAATAAAAAAATAAAAAAATTTAGATTAGGAGGATTCTTAGATAATAAAGATAATTATGATAAATATATTATTTTAAACAATAAAAGTTTAGCATGGTCTGTTGATACTCAAAATTCTATTTTATATAGAAAATTAAAAGATGATGAAATAGAAAAAACTCAAAAGAAATTACAAGCTCAAACGGAAATAGCAGATGATGAATTAAAAAAATATAAAGATAAATATAATAAATTAGAAAAAGCGTATTTTGAATTAACAGATAAATATACAAGATTAAAAGAAAAATATGAAAAAACAAAAACGAATACAATTAGATAAGAAAATTTTATAATTTAATATTAATGCATCAAAATAATATTAAATTGTTAATAATGTGGTATCAAAAATGTAAATTGTTATATAATTGTCATAGAGATACAACAAATTATTATATTTTCTGGTATAGAATGATACAATTACCAGCAATAATTATTAATGTATTTAATTCAACATCCCTCTTTATAACATATCAACAAATTATTGGAATATATATTTTAATAATTGCTGGATTATCTTTATTTAGTACAATGTTATCTAGTATTAATTCATTCTTAGAATTGAATATTCATGCAATAAAACATAAACGATTAATGATCGAATATTCCCGAATTATATATTCTATTGAAAAAATTCTTATAGTAATAAAAAATGATAATAATTACAAAGTTGATGATATGAATATTGATTCTATTTTACATTCTATTGAAAGAGCAAGAGAAGAACATGTTGAATTTCCAGAATATATTTGGAAAAAATATAATAAAAAATTTCAAAATAAACTAGATGATTTAGATATTACAACATCTGATTCAATAGAAATTATTTTACAATCAATAAAAGAACAAAAAGATTTATCTATATTTTTTGATGAATCTTCGAAAAATTCAAAAGATACTGAAATAGTTACATATTCAAATGGTGATAAACAACTAAATTTTAGAAAAGAAAATATTACAATATCTGTAGATAATATAGTATCAGATACTTAATATTTTATTACTTGATAATTTTATAGGGATCAATTTGTGTGAAAATACGCATTTTGCAACAATATCTTGTAATGCCCATATTTTCGATTAATTCACGCCTCTTAACTAATTTTTCTTTTTCAGGTAAATCAGATGTCATAATTTCATTACTTTTGATTTCATATGTTATTTCAATATCACCTAATACTTTGCCACAAGTTGGACATACTACGTATTTCATTTTATTATATTAGTAATATTATATATTTTTAAATATACATATTTTCAATTTTTATTATATTTTTATTCTATATGGGAGATTCTCTAAATGATAGATTGATTAATTTACGAAATATAATATCCAAATATAATGATGTCGATCAAACATATTTAATGAATAAATTATCTACTATAATTCGTGTAAATTTTAATTTAAAAACATTTCAAATATCATATCAAAATTTAATTACTGATAAAACATTATCGCAATATTTAACAGATACTGTGTATAGTAATATATTACTAATTATTGCTGATTTAACTGAATATCGTTCATTAGAAAGAAAATTAAATTTAAATATTTCTGCACCATCTTCAAATAATTATACTGCTAATTATACTTTGTCATCACAATCTTTATCATCACCATCTTTATCATCACCATCTTTATCAGCAAAATCTTTATCAGCAAAATCTTTATCATCACCATCATCTACATTAGATTTACAATTTACAACTGATTCAACAAATAAAGAATTTAATGCAAAATTTAATAGTCAATTTATTGATCAATTAGCAAAAAATAGAATTGATAGAATATTATCTGAACAAAATAAATTACAAAATTTAATTGAAAATGATTATTCACTTAAACCACGAGAAAAATTATTTCATGAACTTACTATTCAAGAATTTGCTGATAATTTAGCTAATTCAATAGTATTTTTATTTAAAAATATATTTACACTTGATTTTAAGAATATATATTCAGACAATAATTATATTTATTACGGTTTTATTTTAATTTTTGTTTACATTGTATTACAACTTAAATTATTTCAATAGTATATCTAATTCATTCACTAAATCAGTTAATTTATACGTCGATGTAATTCTATCATCTAATGTATGTTCAAATGAACTAAATGTATCTATTATATCCTTTTTTTGATATAATAAATTATCATATAACATTTTTTGTGAATATAATTTGTATTGGTATTTTTTATGAATAAATATAAATTGTTGTAATTTAATATAATTATTTATTTTATCAATAAAACTAGTATATACCACTGGATTATATAATTTAAAATAACTTATTTTATCAATAAATAACAATAATGGTTTTGACTCGTACGTATTTATTTCTGAATTTATATTTGTATTAATTTCCGTTTTTTCTTGTAATTGTTTAATTTCATCTTTTCTTTGTACTGAAATATATAATATACTTATAACTACACCAATGATTAATGTGAATTGTAATAAATTAATATTATATGATGATGTAAAATAAAACATAAGAAATATAATTAATGATCCAAATATAATTTCATTAATTGTATATTCATAATTTAACATATAAATAATCTATAATATATTATGTCAGATTATTTTTCCAAATATTTAAATCTAGTTAAAAAAGAAATAAATAATTATAGAGGTGCAGGATTTGTTTTTTATATGCGTAATAACAATAATGCATATGCCGATAATTTTAGTTTATTATTAGGAGTAGATAATAAATCAAATAAAAATTTACCAAAAATAGATGAATTAAATGTTTTCGGTGGAAAAAAAGAAAAAACGGATAAAAATCCATTATATACAGCAGTAAGAGAAACATTTGAAGAATTATTTAATACTCTTCCAACTGGTCTTGATTTTTTTACTGAAGAATTACAAAAGAAAATTAATGATGGAACAATAATAGAAAAAGTATTTGTAAAAGAACATAATGAAATTTGTTATTTTGCAGATATAAGTATATTGTATACATTTATTAATCATTTAGTTTACCAAAAATCTCCATGGACATTTAAGGGAAATTATACATGGGAAAAATATCAAAATAATATTAATTTATTTATTAATGATAGATGTTTAAAAAATAATCAAAAAGTAAAAAGCGGATTCAATGAGATTAAACGAGTATATTTAATAAAATGGAGTGATATATTAAAATCAAATGAAAATGAAAAAATTATTTTAATTAATAATAAAAAATTAAAATTACGCGACAATTTAAATAGATATGTAGAAGAAAAAGTAATACTAGATATTCTAAATAAAAATATATAAGTATTATAATATGAATTTTATAGAATTAACATATGATTATATGTTATCATTAAAATTACAACTAGAACTTGAATATATGAATTATAATTCCCAAAATTCATATACATATATAATTACAAAAATGTACTACTTTTTAAAGAATTTAAATATAAATGATACAAACATAATAAATGGTATTCATTTATTATTTGATACACTTGATCCAACACAAAGATATAATATACAATCAATATTAAATAGATTAACACAACCTATACTAGTACCTGATACAGAAATGACAGATACATTACCTGAATTAGTACCTGATACTGCAAATGCACCTGCAAATGCACCTGATCCTGTACCTGAATTAGTACCTGATCCTGTACCTGCAACTGCACCTGAACCTACACCTGATACTGAATCTATACCTGAATTAGTACCTGATCCTGTACATGATACATTATCAAATATATTACTAAATAATACTGGATTATATGATCCACTATATAGAAATACTATTATGCATTTTATGGATATGTTAGATAATCAAAATGAAGAATTAAATAGTACAATTGATATTTATACAAATGAATTTATAAATCCTGCAAATAATATTGATGCATTTTTTCATAATTTAAATAATATTCAAGTAAATATAAGTTCAAATAATGAAAGATCTGTAAACATAAATCAAAATGAAAATATAGATGAATCTATCGAATCTGAATTACCTGATTTAGATCAAGAAAATGATTTATTTCGTAATAATAATATTACAATTACATATCGTATGACATTTGGACAAGCAAATTTACCACTAAATAATATAAATACTGTAAAAGATACAACAACTGAAACTATTTTAAATGATAATACTATTCTTAAAAATTTTAATGAATATTCTACTGATATTAAAGAACAATCTAAAACATGTATATTTTGTTTAGATGATTACAATGATCAATCTATTATAAGAGAATTAAAATGTGGACATTTATTTCATAAAGATTGTATTGATCCATGGGTATTAAATGAAAATTATAAATGTCCTATATGTCGCGATGAATCATTACATAATACTTAAAGATAAATGAATATATAAAATAGAAGATAGAATAAATGCAAAACACTAAGAATATCGTATCAGAAATTAAATATTTAAATATGATTGATCAATACAATAAATTAAAGACAATTAATATCGAAAATGAAGAATTAAAAAATAATATTGATACAATCAAGAAAAGTATGGAAGATAAATTAAAAGAAAAACTAAAAGGAAATCCTATTATTCCAGAAGAAATTACTGCAAATTTTTGTAAAAAACCATGGATAAGAATACCATATCCAATTCGTGAAATCAAATTAGTTGAATATATTAAAGAAAAGAAATACAATAATATTGAAAAAGACAAATTACTAAAGTTATTATACGAAAAAAAACTCACTACAAAAGTGGTAAGTTATAATATTGAAATTGGTAAAATTGAAGATATTACGCTAGAGATATAAAAACATATAAAAGATAAACACTGTATAATACAAATGAATAATACTAATTACACACTTATAAAAGAAATAAATGAATTAATAGATTCAATTGGTATAAATGAATTTGAATCTATTAATGAAGTCATCGAATTTATTGATGCTACTTATAAAAGTTTTGAGAATGCTATCCCTATTGATATGATTACAGGTATAATAAAACAAAAATTTAGTATTAAATATATAGTAAATGATATTAATCCGGATACTTTATATGAATCAATTTTAGATAAAAAAATAGATTATTTAAAAAATATACCACAACCTGAGCAAAGAACCAAAGCATGGTTTGATATGAGAAATAATATGATTACTGCAAGTAGTGCAGCAACTGCTCTAAGTGAAAATCCATATGAAAAAGTAGAAGGATTTATTATGGAAAAAGTATTTGGTAGAGAATTCATGGATAATGAATTTGTGCATCATGGTAAAAAATATGAAAGTATTGCAACAAAATTATATGAGCATTTAAAAAATGCACAAGTGGATGAATATGGATTAATTCAACATCCGAACATTAGTTTTTTAGGTGCATCACCTGATGGTATATGTTCTAAATATACATTAGATGGTGATATAAATTTAACAAATTATGGTAGGATGTTAGAAATTAAATGTCCATATAGAAGAAAAATAAAAATGAAAGGTGAAATTGATGATGAAATATGTCCACATTATTATTGGATTCAAATTCAATTACAGTTAGAATGTTGTGATTTAGAATATTGTGATTTTTGGCAATGTGAGATTAAAGAATATACAAATGTAGAAGAATGGATATTACCCGTAGAAATGAATCATAGACAAGAACAAGATGAGAAATCTGAAATAAAAGAAGAGTGGACCTATGGATTTGTGGTACAATATAAAATGGATAATTATGTCAAGAGGAATAGTACAGACAAAGAAGTATTTTGTTCTAAATATTTATATCCTAAAAATTTATTAGGTAATTATCATGAAAAAATCATAATGGCAAATGAAATGAAAAAAGAAGTAATACCAGGATATACATTTGATACAATTTTATATTGGCGAATAGTTAATTCTCATTGTTGTGAAATTAGAAGACAACGTAAATGGTTTGAAGATAAATATCCTATATTCAAAGATGTATGGACTAAAATAGAATATTTGCGTAAAGATACAGAAGCAGCAAATATATTTCGAGATAAAATTTTACAAAAGAAAGAAGAAAATAAAGTTAAATATGCAAAGAAAAAAGATGTTTTTTTGGATAATACAGATACTACTAAAACAAATAAAGTAACAAGTTGGTTTTAATTTATTATTATTTACTATAATAATAAATTAATTTATTGCATGTCTAAATTATCACATACATAATTAGAACCTTGGCTTTTTGCAGGTAATCCATTTCGTACAGAGTTCATTGTACATAAACAAAATTTATCATTAGTTGTTGCAGATGTACAATCTGGTAATGCTCCTGCATATTTTAATGATTTTTTATAATCATCATTACCTGTCATGGTATACATTTTATTAAACATTACATTTGTTACACCTGTCATGTCTATTTTTTCGATTACTTTAAAATTATTTTTATTTTGTGTTTGCATATTTGCTTTATATATATTTATAAAAGAAATAATTTATAAATGTAAGTTTGTAAAAAAATCACATGCCCTTGACATACTTGACCTCGAGGTACTTGCCATCAGAGTGCGAGTGCTTGTGAGTGCACTGACCAGACGACCTGAGCTTTGTGCACCGCATGCCGTACTTGCACTCTTCATAGGGGAGGTGGATCTTGGTGCACTCACCCTCCCACTCGCCCGTGAAAAACTTGCAAGAAACGCCATACGTGCAGCAGTCTTTTGGCTCTTGTTTGTAGTCCTCGACGGTCTTCAGCCATGCTTGGCCTTGATCGGAGAGCAAGAACTCCTCGTCAAGCGTCAGGTCCTCGACAACCTTGCCTGACAACAACAACTCCTTTTTCAAGTTGTCGTTTTCCTCCTTGGCCTTGAGCTCGGCCAGTCGCTTGGACTCGAGCTTGGCTTGGCGGATGGCTTCCTGCTCAGCTTTTTGCTCAGCCTCTAGCTCGGCTTTGAGTGCAGCCTTTTGCTTGGCCTCGACCTCCGCCTTCTCTTTTGTCTCGAGTGCGACTTTGGTCTTGAGCAGCTCAGCCTCCAACTTGATGACCTTGTCATTCAGCTTGTCGGTCGTCTTGGTCAGCTCGGCTTTTGCAACCTGCTCGTTCTCGTACGTGGCCTTCAAGGCGTCATACGCAGTCCGCTCGTTGTAGAGCGTGGTCTTTAGCTCGGCTGCCTCGCCTTGCACTTTTTCCAGCATCCCCTCAAGCAGGGTGCCCATTTTTCGCAGATCCGCAATCTGCTTGTCCTTGTCCATGAGAGTAATCTGCAGACCCTGCATGTTGTGAATGAATGCGTTCTTGGTGAACTCCTCAAGCTCGGGAATAGCAACAGGCATTTCGCTGTAAGACATTTTGTGCTCTGTATGCGATATATAAGCAATTAATGTAAGTATTAGGCATTTATTTTTTCAATTTTTTTACTATTAATAGAATATCTTTTTATCTATTTCCGTTTCTACTACACCTAATTTAATCATATATTGAACTTGTAACCATTTATAATAAGGATGTCTTATATATGTACAAGGACAACTATAATCATCATTATTACAATTACATGATTTATTCGAATTTACATGAAAATCTAGATTAGGCATTTGTAATGGTCTTCCATAACTATCATATAAACTCAATGTTAATCTATTAATATTTCCCAAGTTTGACATTTTAAATATTTTATCTTGATAATTACTAGCTGCATAATAATGTAACTCACCATAGGAATCTGGGTATAATAAACAAAACGCTTTACGTAATGCACTATTAGTAGAATTTATATTATTATCTGTTATTTCTTCTATATTTAACATAATATACCGATCAGTATCTAAACTTTTATTAGGTACAAAAAAATAAAAATCTAATGTACCTGCAGGAGCACCTGGTGATATATTAAATTCATAACATCGTCTAGTAGGTATAGAATTATCTATCATAAATTTAATAGAATAACTTATTCTCTCTATTTCTGTTAATGTATAAATTAATTCATAATCTCCCACAACTACTCGTTTTGTGCCATTTATTGTTGTTACCATATTATAATTTGCATTTTCGATAGATGAATCCACATCTATATTATTTATTGGTGTACCAGAAACTAATGTTCTGGAATAACACATTGTATTATATGTTGTATTATTTGGATAATTTATTGTATATACACTAATTTGTCCATTATAATTAATACTTAATGAATATTTATACAATTTTAAATTTATAACTTCTACAGGTAATACTCCACTAATAGCAATAGCAGGTACATCATTATTTGCGGAAGTTATTGATACTATTAACGTAAGTACATTTACTAATATTGGTTTATCTAAATCTGGTACAACAGTATCTGCCATCAAATCAAGAACAGTATGTTTTTGTAAAAAATATTGCCTAGGTAAAATTACATTTTCTATTCTTAAAAATTTAACATTTTCAAATGATCTAGGTATATTTAACATTAATGAATCATTATTTTGATTAAAAAATGCTTTTAATACAAATGGAGATGGATATAAAGTTGTATTTCTATCACTACTATCAATAATAATAACATATTCACTCACATTTTCTGAAGCAACATTATCACTTATATTTGGATATAAAGGCATTTCTAATTTAAATTCTTTTCTGTCTAAATATAAACCATATTCTCTTGGATTTTTTGTTTTAGGAACAATATTATCATTTACAATACCTTTTGACAATACATTATTACTATTATATAAATATTGATTTACATTTTGTTCATTTTCACTTAGAAAAAGATTAGGATCAGTTGATTGATTTTTAAATAATGCGACAAGTGGTGTTGCTGACAATCCAGCTTGTCTATTTTTTGTATTTGTTTCTTGATAACTATCTTTTGGATATTTATTCATAATATATATATTAATTTTTATTTTATAAATATATGCATAAAGGAGGAAATAATCCACAAGAATGTGCAATAGATAGAAATTTTGAAAATGGATCTTGTTTAACAATTAATGAGTTACATCATATTGCAAATGATTATAATAAAAAATTTGATAATAAAATCAAACTACACAATAATAAAGAAAAAATGATAATTGCGTTACAAGAAAAATTACAAGAATATTGTCCAAATCAAACATGCTGGGCAACATTAAAATTTGTTGAAAATAATGAAAAATTACGTGAAGCATTTCGTCCTGATGGTCCTACTGAACAATTCGGCTGGTTAAGTACAAATGAAATTAATAGTTATATGGAAGGAGCCATGAAAAAATATAAAGATTTTTTATTTGTTGGTGCTGTACCTATTGATATTCGAGATCTAGATCAATTTGGTGTAAAAGAATTAAATTATAATGAATTAATTAAAAGAAATAAAACAAAAATAGGTATTATTTTTAATTTAGATGAACACTATAAATCAGGATCTCATTGGGTATCATTTTACATTGATTTTACTAAAAAACGTATATATTTTTCTGATTCTGCAGGTAAACCACCACCTATTCGAGTAAAAGAGTTAGTAAAACATATTGCTGAAAATTATTTTCATAATGGTTCAGCTAATCTACCAGCAGCTTCATATATGTCAACAAAAGGAAAAAATAAATTAGAAGAATTATATGACATCCGATTTAATAAAGTACAACATCAATTTGGTTCATCTGAATGTGGTGTTTATTCTATTAATTTTATTGTTCGATTATTAAGAGGTAATTCTTTTGATACAATTCATGGTGGTCGTGTACCTGATGAAAATATTAATGTTTGTAGAAAAAAATATTTTAATGGATATGATAAAAAAATTAAATTAAATGATAACCTAAATATTTGTTAAAATAAATATTATAATTAATTATTATAATATTTATTCTTGTTGATGCATTTCTTGTAATTGTTCTAATCTCTTAATTTTTTCTTGTACTTCATTACTTAATTGAATTAATTCTCTTTTTTTATTATCCATCAATTCAATAGAATTTTTATTAGGATTTGTATTCATATTCATTTGTATATGATTCTTTAATTTATCCCGCTCATCTTTTAATTCATTATATTTCGACATTAATGTTTTTAAATACTCTTCATATTTATTCATTTTATTATGCATTAATTCGATTTTTTCACTATATTCTTTTTCTTTTTCTTTTATTATCAATTTCATATTATCTTGATTTTGATTAGGATTATACTGATTTTGATTGGGATTATATTGATTTTGATTATTCTGATTGGGATTATACTGATTTTGATTATTCTGATTGGGATTATACTGATTTTGATGTTGAGTTGATTGAGTTGGTTGACGTTGATATATATTTTGATTCTTTTGATTATTTGAGGGATCATTTAAATGTTTTTTAAATTCATTATCATTTTGAAATAATTCTTCTATATTATTTACTTGTTTTTCTGGTAATTTTAATGAACTTCTTGCTGCTTCCATTTTTTTTAATCTTTCATCTACTGATTCATTTACTGAATCATTTATACTCGATGGATCTATACCTGTATTATAAAATGCTTCATCAAATGCACTATTAATTTCAGGTGTATCGTTAAAAAAACTAAAATTTGAACTACCACCGTAATCTTCTATATTATTTTCCTGTGATTCATTAAATACTTGGTTATTTTTTCTAGTTGCAGTACCTTTAAAATTATCTAATGGTGTATTATTATGTTTCATTTGCTCATCAATTATTCTTTTTGGATTTGTTGATTTTGATTGTAAAAAATCTGGTATTTCTGGTTTTTGTGCTTGTTGACCAAATTCTCTATAATTTTGCATATATTTAGAATATTTATCATCTAATGACTCATTCTCATTTGATACCATACGTGTATTCGTACTATGTTGAGGTGGCATACGCATATTTACAGGTGCTGCAATATTTCGTTGTCTTGGATTTAAATTTAATCTTTTCATTGATACATTTACAAATTTATCAATAGCATCATTTAAATTATTTTTTGATATTTTTGATTTATCTAATAAATTATATGTATCATCTAATACTTTTTTTACTGCATTTTGAACTTTATTATAAATTTCTGAATTAGATACATCTATTTTATTACTATCAATATATTCACTACTTATATATGATACAGTTTTTGCATTAACAAAATAATTATATATATTGCTCATATTCAGATATATTAAATTTATTTTATATATTAACCGAAATATTAATATATAAATTTTTAATTAATATACTTTTATTTACATAATTCAATTATAATCTCTTTTGTATCATCATAAATTGTTGTTATTCCATTGTATAATACTTTAATAACTTTATTAACTCCTGGTAATGGATCTCCTACTAATTTAGGACGAACATAATCATTCTTAGGTATATAAATAACCCATGAATAATTATTTTTATCTATTTCCATATATTGAATACAATTAATATATACATTTTTTGTAATATTAGCAAAAATAGATCCTTTACCATATTCAAAAATTGTATTTACAAATTTATTATCATTACATAATAAATCAACTATATTTCTTCCCTTTTTTATTGCATTCCCAATATCTTCTCCATAAATAGTATTAGGTTCTATAACTGCACCTTCTGTCCATTCATTCCATGCAAAAAGTGTATATATTTGTGGTGAATTTATATCATACTTCATTGTTAATAAATCTCTACATACATTTTTTGTAATATCTACAGGTTTATAATCAAGTATTTTTTTATAATTTGGATGTCTTAATTGTGAATTCCATCCAATAGCTCCTCCATACATACATGGTAATTTTGATAAAGATTCAGGTAATTTAACTTTATTTGAATTTAATATATCATGTATAATAAATGGTGAATATGCATTTGGACTAGTTATTTTTGAATTATAATTTTGTAAACAACGAATACTTGTACATGCAATTATATATACATCATGAATATCATATTTTTTTAATTCATTACATATTTTTCGTAAATATGATGATACATCAGAGTCATATATATAAATATATAATATTGGTGCATTATTTATTTTTATATAATTTGGATGCTTAAATAACTTTTGTAAATATTGTGCATGATCTTCAGGTTTATCATATAATTGTCTAAAGGTTGTACCATCAGGATGCAACGATTTAAAATTATTTGTAAAACCATAATTATGTACCCATGATTGATTTGCAAAACAAATAGAAAATGGAATATTTGGTTCATTATCTTCAATTATTTTATCTAATATTTTATTCATTACCGGATGATTTTCCAACCAATAATGATAATAAATAAAACCATCAATACCATATTTTTTTGCTAAAGATGCTTGTTCTTTTCTTACTTCTATATTTATAGGATTATAATAACCTAATCCATTCGGAGGTTGTAGAGGTTGCTTATGTAATAATAATTCTTTGGGTTCTTTCTTTTTAAATATCTCCCAATCTGTAAAATTTTTTCCAAATATTAAATCATTTTCTGGAATACTATGAAATTGTGGAAAATAATATGCTAATATTTTCTGTTCAAAATTTGTATTTGTATTTGTTGTAGGTATTATTATATAATCAATTTCTTCTTTTTTGATACATGAACTAAAATAATAATTTTTAACCTCTAACATTTTATTTACATCCCAAAAATGATGATAAGAATACCCTACTTTTTTATCAGATTCTGGTATCTGATTTTTAATTTGTAATCTACGTTCTATTATTTTATCATTCCATGGATAAAATCCAAACCATCCTATATATGCTGGAATTTGTAAAGTAATTGGATAACTTGCGTTATGACGACCCAATCTATAATTACCTGATTCATATGAATGTAAATATCGTGGCGAACGTTTTAATTTTCCAGATACTGTACTTATATATTCAATTCCACTAAATAAATCATTTAATGTATTTGGATAATAATTATCTTTTGTAGATAAAAAATTTAATGATTCAATTTCAATATATTGATTTTTTATATTTGGTAATACAGTACGTATATCGATTTTAGATAATAAAAATTCTGTCGTATTTAATACTATTTTATATCCAGATATATTTTTTTCTAATTCCATAAATTCTTTATCTATTTCTATTGCACCAAATGCTTTATTTTTTGTTGTTATTATTTCCCATGTTGGACAATATTGTCGTATAATTTCTATAGATTTATCTGTTGAATTATAATCAACTACAATTCCATGATCAAATAAATCTTTATGATGTTCTAACCAAAATGGTAATAAATATTCTTCATTATACACATTTGTTAATACTGTTAATCTTGGTTGGTTCATACATATATATCTACTTTTTTTTAATATAAACCAACGCATTATTAACAGAATTTCCCCATAATTTAGATTGAGAATCAAAAAAATTAATACTCTCTATTTCATTTTGAATACATTTAATTTCATGCAGTTTAATAAATTCACTTTCAATCCAATTATTATTTTTCCAATTCTCAAAAAGAGTTTTTGTTTTTATACACATTTCAGTTAATGGTTGATAATGTAAATTTTCAATCACATAATATCCATTTGATTTAACATTTGCCCATAATGTCTTAAAACTAATTTGTTGATGCTTTGATGCATGATACCCATCATCAATAATAATATTATATTGTTTATACATTAATTTTTGTAAATCATTTTCATCAGATTGATCTCCAATTATTATTTTTATATTATTTTCACACATATTAAATTTTAAAAAATCAGGTTGATTATCGAAACCCGTAATATTTATATTATTATAAAAATAATCATTCCATACTTTTAATGAAGGAATATTGTTTGTATTATCTCTATTTAGACCTATTTCTAATAAGTCAATATTAGATATATTATTATTTAAATTTTTCTCATTCAATATATCTGATATTATTTCTTGATATTTTATCATATAATTGTGTGCACATTTATATTTATTACCTTTGTCTGTATTATATTTATTAGCTAAATATGTTAAAGTTTTTTCAGTATGAGTATATCTGTTATTGAAAATTGTTTCAGATTTTAATACAATATTATTGTAATAATTTTTCCAGAATAAATCATCGTCAAAAAAAGTACTTGATATAATTATAGTTTTATCAGTTATATATTTTATAAATTGTTCTATCGTATTATGTATAATTTTTATATAAATTAAAGATACTTCATTTGGCATTCTTATTGGCTTACCATTTTTAAAATCTACTAACGTACCAACAATATCTTGATTATATACTTCTATTTTATGACCAATCGTATTACCTACAGATGTAATATATGTTATGCCATCATAATATTTTTGTATTATAGATAAATCAAAAATAAAAATTCTCGGTAAATGAGCAAATATATCCATAAATAATTTTCTACCTGTATTAAATGAACCATGCAAATCAAATAATATGCATTTATCCTTATTATATATATTTTTTAAATATGATACATAATCTAGATTATAATCAGTATTAATTATTCTACTTGAATGAAGATATATAGAGTTATATTGAGGATATAAAAAAGTAAATAATTTATATATTAAACATCCATCTCTTGATAAAAATAATACCGTTGTTCTTTTTTCTGTAATTAAAATATTTACTAATTTTTTACACATAAATAGTAATAATGGAATATTATATAATATTTGTTGTTCGTATATTTTATATTCATAACTAATTTCATCATATGGATTCATTAATCTAAATTTTCTAATAAAATTACATAATTCAAAATTTGTATGTACTAAATGAGATTCTAAATATGAAAAATTATGTATTTGTGTATAAATCCCATTTATATTATATTTTTTTGCCATAATTATATCAGAATGATAATTATCACCAATATGATTAATAATATTATATTCTTTAATAAGTTTTGCCCACATATATCCATTATTTTTACCACCAGGCGAAACGTATAAAGTTATATTTGAATTAATTTTATGATAATTTAGTAATTTTATTATTTCATCATGTGTAAAATACATATCTGATACAAAAATATCTCCATCTTTTATTTTTAATATATTACTTATAATAGGAATTGTATTCTCCATTTCTGTCTTTAATTCAAAATCTCTTAAATTATTTATTATATCATCCGATTCATTTGTTAGTAATTGAAATTTTATATATATATTTTCAATTGTATGATTTGAATTATTTTGTGCTTCTATTCTTAAATTTTTAAAATTATGATATGGATATTTTTTTTCTATTATATCAAATATATCATTTGGTTTTTGAACTTTTCGTGCAATTAAGGTATCAAATATATCATATGAATTAACAGTTTTCATTATATGTACTAATTTTTATATTTTATATATATTATAACGTTTAATATGTTTTTAATATTAAATAATTATATTCTAAATTATATATGCAGAAATATAATCCATATAACAAACCTGGAAATAGATATAGTTCAGATAAAGCAAGTGTTCCTAATGTAGGTCATGATGAATATAATCCAGAAGAAAAACAAACCAAAGAATTACCTAATAGTTATGGATTATATGTACCACCGCCATTATATGAAACAGGTATATATAAACCTGTTACAAATATTCAATATGTTGTACTAGTTATAGATACTAATAATAGAGACTATCAAAAATATCCAAATCCATTTAATTTTGTAACTGATCGATTTACTGAAGAATTTAAAAATGTTAAAATTTTTCAAATGATGTATATAACACTACCTCAATTTAATTTAGTTAGATTATCAGGTGTAAAAGATAGTAATTATAATTTTATGTTAAATTATATTACAAACAATACTGTAAAGAATAACGATATAATTATTAATGGTTCTGTTACATATAGTGTTTGTAATTATTATAATAATGAAATTAATTTTTTAATAGATAATAATTCATCATTAGTATATACAATTGATGCAAAAAAAAATTATTTTATTTATGGATTTAGTAATACATACAAATTAAATGCGAATCCATATTTACGATTAAATATTAAAGAAGTTATTTATTCACCTATTCTAACAACCGATAATAAAAGTTTTACTTACTTTGTTCGAATGTCTAAAGCTAGAAATAGTATCGCATATGCTAGTGTAAGAGCTCCAGCTAAAATATACAAAGAACATACATTACTTAAATTCGCACAATTAAGTTTCCAATTTTTTAATTCTACTCATCAACCATTAGCGATTGATTATTTAGATAGATATGCAGATCCAACTGATGATCCTACAAAAGTATCAAGTAGATATCAATATATTAGACATCCATTATTTTATTATCATCAAATTATAATGTCAATTCGAATCGGTGTAATAAGAAATAATTTAAATTAAATAAATATATATTTTATTTATTTAAATTCTAATAAATCACGAGGTAAAAAATATTCTTCATGATTTTCTTCTACTGATGGGTTATACTCTTTTGCATTTGGATTTAATTCATATTGACTAGTATTATTATTTAGTAATTCTTTTTGTAGTAATTCATCTAACTTATCCTCTAATTCTTTTAATTGAGTTGTATATGTTGTAATAAAATGTTTATATTGTAAAATATACAACTGTAATAATTTTGAATTATTATATACAATATTTAATAATTCAGAATTATTACTAATATAATATATCACATTTATATTTAATATACTTAATATAAAAAACATACTATTTATAGTTTGTTCATAATCCATTTTAATGTATATATACATTAATCTTTATACACTCCCATTTTAGGTATATTAATAACTTCTTCTATTAAATAATATATTATTTCTTTATTATTTGCATCAGTTCCATTTTCACGTTTTGCTAAACCATCGTTATCTACTTTTACTCTACCAACTGGATAATCTAATAAAAAATCATATACTACATGAGTATTTGGATTATACCAATAATCTTCGATACTTTGCTTAACACCATCAATTACTAAACATCCTTTAATTTTTATGACTTTAACTTTTGTAATTTCACTATTAATTGAATTTAAACCATTATTTAATTTTGCATCATAGTAAATATCTTCATTATATGATGGTCCTACTTGTTTATCAAATAATGATGATTCATTAAATTGAAAACATTGATATTGATTTTCCATCATATTATCTTTTTCAAATAATTTACAATCAACAGATGCTTCTTTAACCGTTTTTAGAAAACTTTCAATAAGTATTTGTTTTCGATTTGCAATATCTTGTACATATTCATCAACTGTTGATTCATTATTACGTTTAATTGTTTGATATTTAAATATATCAACAACACGTTCTTCCATTGGTAAATCTTTGTGATAACATTGACGTATAGCACGTCCAATCAATTGCATAATACGTGTTTCATTCCAAAATGGTTCCATAATATGAATTTGTCTTACATTTCGTAATGAAATACCTTCACTACCAGCTCCTGCAATTAATATATATTTAACTACTTTACCATCAATATTCTCTATTTGGTTAAATATATCTATTGATTTTTTTCTTTTAATATCATCTATACCTCCATGATATTCCAAAATTTGTTTGTAATCTTCACCTTCACCATATGAAGCATATCCTAATTGTTTTAAATATATTTTAAATATTTCTAATCCTTCTGCAGATACAAATTGAGAATATACGATTACTGGACCTTTACTACGAAAACTATAAAATAATATTGCAGTCATTTTGCATGAACATGTATATAATGCAGTTAATAATTTAGATTTATTTTTGTGTTCTTTCATAAAATTTTTATATTTATAGTTATATTTTTCTTTAAATATTTTAATATCATCAAATATAGTGTGTTTATTTTTAACATCTTCTGCATGTTTCATAATAAAATATTTATCAGTTGATAATATAAAATCATCCAATGTTCTTTTATATAAATCAATACCTTTAATGTATTCTTTGTTTTTTAATTCTTTTTTAAATTCATCTGTTTTACCTTCTGTAATTTTATATATATCAATATCTTCTATTTTAAATTGATTTGGTCGTGGACGTTTTTCACCTGTTACTTTTTCATTTATATTCGGAAATACAAAATTTGTTGCTTGTCTGGTAGATGATTTAAAACTACCTTCTTCCGATTTATTTATCATTCGTCGTATTTCTATTTGTTTCTCAATATATTCAAAATGATCGTATACTTCTTCTTGATATTCTGACATCATCACTTTTTTCGTAAATATTCTTTTTGTAGCATATAAATCGGGTGTTTCACCTATATAAAATGATGTTAATCCTAAAATTCTACGTTGAAACATATTTTTTGTCGCTGGTTTTAATAATTGTACTTGTCCTGTTGTAATATATGTTTCTTCAAATTTAAGTTCACTGTTAGGAAATATACCTGGACGTAATAAATTATATATTAATGCTAATTCATATGGTCTATTCACAATTGGTGTTGCACTAATTAATATAATTCGAGTATCTTCATTTTCTTTTTTTTCTCGTACCATATAATCATAGATAGAACTTGCTCTTCTACCTGTTTGTCCAGTTATATTATTGTATACATTTGTAATAAAGTTATGTGCTTCGTCTATTATAAATATTGATTTTCTTGATGCATCTACAC